GGCCTTCGGCGCCGGGAGAGAGGAGTTAATTCCCGACTCGGTGACGGTGTTCAGCGTTTCCACCGCCGCCCGGACTGTCCGGGGCAGCGGCGTGATCGATCCGGTGGTTGCGCCCATGGTGGATCGTTCAATGCCTGGGGTGGGCGACATGACGCGCCGGCTTGACTGGCCGTGTCGCGTCACGAAGAGCCGATGATCAGGGACGCGATCGAGCGCGGGGGATGGGAACCCGGCGGGATGCTCGATGACGGTCATCGGCTCTTCGTGAAGCACCAGCGGTCGCCGGTGCCTGAGCGCCGCAAGGGGTGCGGCGTCAGGCGCTACGGCAGGGGTGGAGGGAATGAGGTGGATACTCATGGTTCAGGCCGCCTTCGGCCGGCTGACCGCATCCAGCGCGGCGTTCAGGGCGTCAAGGTCGCAATAGAGGGGAACCCGGACTTCGAGCGTGTAGTTCCAGGCGGACCGCGGGAGGAAGCGGTCATCGAGCTTGGCAAGGCAATCCGCCATCGTCTCACCCGTGACCGTGTACGGCTCCGGCGCGGTCGGATACTCGCCGCCCTGCCAGGCAACGCCAGCCAGGTACGTGCCGTCCGGGTACCGGGTTCCCTCGATGAACGGGAACGCCGCATAGGGCTGATCGGTCGGTCGCATCTCCATCCTCCTAGGCCGCCGTCTCGGCAACCGCTTCGGCGTCAATGTCGACGCCCTGTTCGGCAATCAGGCGCAACGCTTCATCGAGCCGCGCCGCGCAGTAATCGAGATAGGCGACGATCTGGTCATCGGTCAGGTGACTGGCCTCCGGGTACTGGACCCGGAAGGCGGCGCAATCGACCGGGGTGCTCGTGGTGACGGTCATGCCCTACCTCCCCATGCTGATCACGTAGGCGGCGGTCACGTCCGGGCGATTGGCAAGCTCGCGGCGCACCTGCTCGGCGGCCTGTCGGCTCCGGAACTCGCGGCACGCCCGGATGCCGGACTGCCACTGCGGAGAACCAAGCACGAAGTGGCGCTCGTCGCCGATCTCGTAGCCAACCAGGTACGTCACCGTCATGCCGCCGAAGCCTCCTGTTTTTCAGACGTCATTTTGCTCTCACGTGAGAGTTCAAAGAGCAAAAAAAGAGGAATGTCGAAGATGCCGGAAATCTTGTCGGCAAGCTCTCCGCTGATCGTCCGTTGCCCGCTTATCACCATGGTGATGAACGAGCGGGACACTCCCAGCCGTTCGGCAAGCCAGACGTTTTGGCGTCCTTGCTTTTCCATCACAGCACCTAGATTCGTTGCGAGGTAGCGGTCGGTGATTTCCATGACGCCATATTACTCTCACCTGAGAGTGTTGTCAACTAGTGTTCACGGCATGAAATCCGGAGAGCATTTCGGGAGTTGGCTGCAACATCGGTTAGACCTGAAGCGAATGCGTCAGGCCGACCTAGCTCGTGCCACTGGAACTTCTACCGGCCTGATCAGCCATTGGATTCAGGGCAGCCGCCGTCCCACTCCGGAATCCGTAGTACAGATTTGCCGGGCACTCGATGCAAGCGTTGAGGAAGCGTTCCGGGCCTTGGGCTGGTTTGATGAGCCGACGGCAGATACGCCTGCCCAAGCCGACTTGATTGCCACAATCCGTCGACGAAATATCAACGACGTGACCGCGCGGGCGATGATTGCGATGATTGGCCATATGGAGCCAAGCGAGTAGAGCTAGTGGCGTTGGGCGCAATCGAACAGGAAGTGTTCGAGGTCAAGAAGGAGAATTGCAATGTCTCGACTTGCCCCCATTCTGGTGATGTTGATCCTGTTGACGAACTTTACAGACACCAAGACTTTCGACCTCGAAAGCATCCCAGACCCGACTTTAGGTGAATCTGCGATCAGCAAAGGAGCGTACCAGATCGATTGGGCTGAAGCGATCGTCAAGGACGGCATTCGATACGTTCTAGGACTGAACGACCCGCCTTCGAACCATCTGCCGATCATCGTGCAGAACATATCGGGCGAAACAATGGAGAATCCACGGCTTCGTGTGGTGTGGACCGACGACGATAGTCGAATGGTTGACTCCGGAGCATGGGTGTACCCCCACGTCCTCAAGCCTGGTGAATATGGATTTGCCGGCGCGACGTGCGACCACGCATCGTGTCGATTCCCACTTGATTACGGAAAATTGAGCGTCTATCTCGTCACCACGCATGACGAGGCAATGGATAACCGTGCCCCCATCAACATCACTCGCGCTGAAGTGTCTTCCTCAAACCGACTGTCCGGGAGGCTGATCAATGCAACGCAGCATGACGTCGAGAAAATTTGGCTTTGGTGGGTGTGCATTGAGCGAAGCGGGTTCATCATCAAATTCGACTTTGCTCCAATCAATGAGGTCCGAGTAATCCGTTCCGGAGGAAACGACGAATTCATCGTCAATCTAACTAGCGATTGTGCCGACGGATACATCGTAGCCGCGGAGGGCAACGCCAGAGGAACGTGACCGCCCTGACGCCGGCCCAGGCGGATCTGATCGAGACGATCCGGCGGCGCAACATCAGCGACCAGACGGCCCGGACGTTGCTGGCGACGCTGAACGCGATGGAACCGAGGGAATAGGAGGAATGAGGGCATGAGTTCGAGCGAGCGCAGAGCGTCAGGAGGAGGGACAGGAATTATGGCGAAGAAGCGGTCCACCATCACCGTAGACGGTGAAGAGATTGCCGTGCTCCAGAATGAGGGAGAGGACTACATTTCGCTGACCGATATGACGCGATCGTTCGAGGGCGGCAGCGCACTAATCGAAAGCTGGTTGCGCGGAACGGATACGTTATTGTTTCTCGGCGCGTGGGAACGCCTAAACAACGAAGATTTTAATTCCCTCGAATTCGAGGGAATTAGAAACAAGTCGGGGCATGGCAGTTTTTACCTCTCAGTCAAGACATGGATCGCAAGAACTGGCGCGATCGGGATCATCGCAAACCCGGGCCGTTATGGCGGGACATTCGCTCACAAGGACATCGCCTTTGAGTTCGGAACGTGGCTCAGCCCGGAATTCAAGCTCTTCCTGATCAGGGAGTTCCAGCGCCTCAAAGACGACGAAAGTCGTCGTTTGTCGCTTGAGTGGAATCTGAATCGCACGCTCTCCAAAATCAATTACCGGATTCACACAGACGCAATCAAGGAGCACATCATCCCGGCGGCAGTCACGTCGGCTCAGGCGGGACTCATTTATGCGAATGAGGCCGATCTTTTGAACGTGGCGCTATTTGGGCTTACCGCCAAACAGTGGCGTGACGCAAACCCAGGTCGCTCCGGGAACGTCCGTGACTACGCTACGATCGAGCAGTTGCTTGTGCTCGTCAATCTTGAGGCGTTGAATTCTGAATTTATCCGCATTGGGATGTCGCCCTCCGATCGACTCAAGCGGTTGAACCAGACTGCAATCAGTCAACTCCGATCGTTGGCCGGCGACAAGCGCCCGAAGGCCCTGGCATCCAAAATCGACGCGAACTAACCGCGCAGCACCCACCCGTCGCCGTCGCAGGCTGGGCAATCGTGGCCGTCGTACCAGCCGCTCCCGTTGCAGTCGTGGCAGACGTCGGTGGTGACGATCCGTTTCGGTCGCCGCGCTGGCGGCTGCTTGAACAGCGGGGTGACGGGCCGGTTGCGGTGCGCGTGCGCCTGCTGCTCCCTGATCCGCTGGCCGATCAGATACGATCGGGTGATCTGATAGCGGCGATCGCCGATCTCGTGCCGGCTTCCCCTGGAGGGTTCGTTGATGTCCCGAACGGTCTCTACCACTCTGCCGGTGACCGCATCGATCTCCTCCACGATTTCGAGTCCGACCGTATACCGTTCGCCGTCCGCTTCGATGGTGCCCCCAAATACGCCCGATTGCCGCACAACCATTCCGGTGCCTCCGCTATTGACGATCCAACTACCTGCCATCCAGACTAGAACACATGTTCTGTTTTATCAAGATGTGCCGGAGAGGCAATCCGCATGACCAGCCGATACATTTTGTATATCCGGCAGAGTGTCACGAACGATCGTGAAGATTCGCTCAGCCTCCATTTCCAGGAACGCGCCCTGCGTGAGCTGGTCGCACGGGACGGCGGCGTGGTGATCGAGCCGCCGATCATTGACGCCGATGAGCGCGGCTGGGACCCGCACCGGCCCGGCATTGCGGAGCTGATCGAACGCACCAAAGGGCAGCGCCCTGACGCGGTGGCCGTCTACGCGATGAGCCGGTTCGCGCGAGACAACTGGCTGGCCGAGGGCATTTGGCGGCAACTGATCCAGGTGCAGCCCGGCTTGCAGTTCAAGAGCGTTACCGAACCGCACGCCCACGACGACATGGTGCGCGGCATCCTGGGGGTGATCAGTCAGGCGGAACGGAAGCGCATGGGGGCCTTCCTGCGCAGCGCGTTCGCGGAACGGGCCCGGCAGGGCAAGCAGCATGGCCGCGCTCCCTACGGCTACCGGAAGGATGCAGACGGGCGGCTGATCGTCGAACCGTCCGAGCGCGACGTGCTGCTGGCGATTGCGGAGCGGTTCGAGGCAGGCTGGTCGCTGCGCCGGATCACCTTCTGGTTGCGGGACCAGTACCCCGACGATCGCCGCTGGCACACCGCGACGGTGCGTGACTTGCTGTCATCTCCGACGCTGGCCGGGGCGATCCGCTGCGGTGAGGTCGTCGAATGGGATTCTCACGAGCCGATCATCGACCGGGTGCGGCAGGAACGGATCGTGGCGCAGCTCGACACCCGGCGCTGGGTGCGGACTAAACGCCACACATCCTGGCTCGAACGGCTCATGGTCTGCGGGTGTGGCGCGCCGATGGATTTCTTTGGCCGCCCCCACGATGTCGAGAAACGGCTGCATTCCAATTTCCGGTGCGCGGCTCACACGGCCAGGATGCGGTTCGATCGCCAGCACTTCCCGCCCTGCACGTCGTCGCCCCGCTCCATTACCGCGCCCCGCGCTGAACGGCTGGTGGCCGCGGCGCTGGCAGATGCCTTCAGCACGATCCCCGACTGGCGCGCGGTCGAACAGCGGGCGACGGCCCGGGTGAAGGGACAGGCCCCGGATGCCCATCGCCAGCGCCGCCAGATGGAACGCGATCTTGACCGCCTCACGGTGGAACGTGATCGCCTGCTGGTGCTCTACCGGCGCGCCACCATCGAGGTTGACCGCTGGGAAGCCGAGGACCGGCAGCTCGCCGCCCGGATCGCTGATCTGCGCGCCCGGATTGCGGCGCTGCCGGAACCGCCGTCTGCTGTCTCCTTGCAGGCCACGCACCAGGTGTTGTCGGCGCTGGCCGGAGACGTGGCGATGCTGGCCGGGTTCGCCCCTGATCGACTGGCGGCCATCATGCGCAGCCACGGCATCACCGCGCAGCTGCACGATGGCGGGGTGCGGCTTATTTGGCCGGAATCGTTGGGGTATTTCTTCGAGGGGTGAATGCGGTACTGGCGGGGTGAAGGTGATCAGCCCCCCAATACAGCACACGGTGCGGTAGATGGATGCGGAGCGGGAACGCCGGGGAGATGATCCCCGGCGTTTGCCATTCTACCGCTTCGTCACGTCGAGCATGTTCGATGCCATCGGCACATCGGATGCGATCGCCTTGCCGTGCGCGGCGCGGTTGGCGTCGTACGCACCCTCACCCAGTCCACGGGTCAGGATGATGCCGATCACGGTCGGGACAACGGCGGCGACCATGATGCGCCAGTCCGTCGTCTGCGTGACGAGCCCGGCGATGCCCGAGATGCCGGTGAGGGCGGCGATGATGAGCGAACGCTTGAACGCTTCATTGTAAATGGGACTACCCACGTTACCTGTCCTTTCTGCCGGACCACCAGATGTAGCCGACCACGATCACGAAGAACAAAATGCCGAACATGTCTGCCATAGGCGTTACACATCCCGCTCCCAGGAAAAGCCCCCGTCCCAGCGATAGAGCTCGTTTCCGTTGCCGCGCCGGATCTTTTCCTGCGCTTTCGGCCAGAGCCCGGTCTTCTTGCCGTAGGCGAGCCAAACTTGGCTCGGGGCGGAATTGAGATCGAACCGTTCCTCTGCCCCGGTCGTCGGATCAGTGAACCGGCCATACAGGCGGCGCAGGGACTCGAACGAATGCCCAGCCGGAATCGTGTGCTTGTCCGGCTCCGGTTCCGGCTGCGGCTCTTCTTCCGGGAGTTCAATTTCCAGCCCGAGGGCGTGCCAAAGATCAACACGGCGCATCAATTCCGGCCACAGGCCCCGGTTCCGGATGAACTCCGGGCAGTTCTTGCCGTCCGGCGCCCAATCGTGGTGCTGCTTGATATGGTTGATGTCCAGGTCCCACGCCCCAACATTGTTCCGGAAGAACCGGCCCGGGTTGGTGGCGATCTCATTGATGAGCCACGCCAGGTGCCAGAGCGTGCGGTCGAAGTTGCCGATCTGGATCGTCTCGATAGCGATGCTGTTGCGGTTGCCGGCGCCGTTGAATCCGTCGCTGGCGTGCCAGGCCGCTTCATCGAGCGGCAGTAGCTGAATGACTTTCGTCGGCCCGACAACGAAGTGAAACGACACCTGCGCTGGCCCGCCCCCGTTGTGAACGAACCACTTGTGCATGGTTTCGTCCGCGCCCGGCGACTGATTGCCGACCTCATGGACGGTGATCCAGTCGGGCGACGGCATCGGCAGCGCGGGCCGGTTCGCGCCAGGCGGGGTAATGGCGATTTCGACCGGCGGGGCCGGTACGGGGATGACGCTCACGGCGTTCTCACTTTCTCCCGTTGCCGGGAACAGCCGTTCCATCACGGCCAGCAGCTTCGTGTCGTACTTGGCGTCTACGGCCCAGGTCGCCCGGTCGCCCGCGTAGATGCGATTCAGATCCTCGACGTTCGTGACCAGCGGGCAGGCCGGGTCGTTGTATTTCGCGCTCCACCGGCGCACCCAGCCGATCGCGGCCGGCGGCAGGATGATGCGCCCGGCACTGTTCCATTCCCGCAGCGCCACCAGCATCGACCAGACGTGCAGCGCAGCCGCTTCGGTGCCGTCGAGGATTTTGTACGGGGTTGGATCGCTCGAGCTGGTGATGCCGAGCCCGGCCGCGTTGAGTTCACGCCAGCGCCCTTCTGGCCCTCCCCCGCCCGTTTCGTGGTGCCATTGACTCAGCAGCACCGTATGTCGCAACCCAAATGCGACACAGAGGGCGACGAGCTCGCGCACGTAGTCGGCGGTGTCGGCCGGCCGCACATCGCGGGGCGAGGCCGCCCGGATGCGTTGCAGGGCGTCGGCGGCCGTGATCGCGTCGCGGCCGCGGATCGGGGTGGGCATTACCGGGCTTCCTTTCGGTCGCGTTCGTCGTTGCGGTCTTCCAGGTCGGTCACGCAGCGCCAGAGCTTGAACGAGGCGACGATGCCGCCCAGGTAGAGGACGCCGATGATGAGCCGCATGATCTGGCGGGTGGTCAGGAAGCTGTGGCCAATCCACCCCTCCCGATCCGAGACCGTGAACAGGTAGGCGACGCCGATCATGAATGTCAGGGCGGCGACGACCGAATAGAGCCGGACCAGCCAGACGCCGATCGAGGTCTGGATGCGGGTGCCGCGCACCATCAGCAGGGCCAGCCACGCTTTCCAGAGCGCGAACAGGACGGCGGGAACGCCGACGGCGGCAAAGGTGAGGGTCTCGAACAGCCGGTCGTTCATCGCTGCCTCCGATCGTGCCGATCGCGTATCCGGGCGAACAGTTCGTCCGCAGCGTAATTGCCGGTCGGTTCCGGATCGATCACGGGCGCGTAGGATCGGTTGGCGATGGCGCGGGCTTCGTTCGGTCCGACGGTCGCGACGATAAGCGGGTCGGTCGCCGTCGCTTCGCGGGCGTCGGGGAGGGATCGGCCGGCGCGGTGGTAGCACCAGAGCGCGAACCGGCGGAGGACTCGTGGTCCCGCAGGTCCTCGATGGCGCGTCGCCGGTCGAGCGCCTCCCGGAGCGCCCGGTTCTCCGCCTCGCACGTTTCGTAATCGATCAGGATCGCGCCCAGGTCGAACGCGGCGTTCTTGATCGCCCTGATCCGCGCGATAGGCCGCAACCCGAGCGCCCGCCCGATCACCGTGATGGCGATCGTCAGCCCGCCAGTTACCAGTTCCGGTAGCCATTTGTGCCATGTCTCCACGTCCTTCTCGCCTTACGATCATTGGTCCCGTGGCGCTCATGCGCTCACTGTGCGCCGCTAACGTCACCGCGCCACCATCGCCCCGAGCGGAATCGCGATTCCGGTGCTGATGGCGTCGTTGACGACGCCGGTGCCGCCGGTGACGCGCGCCCGGCCCGCGATGTTGATGGACGATCCGGTGCCCTGCACGATCTTGTAATCAATGGCCATGCCGTCCCGTTCGCCGCTGGTGAGCGTGGTCTGCGTGCCGTCAACGGTCGAACCCGACGCCTCGATGCGAACGCAGGCGTAGATCGTCTGCCCGGCCGGAGCCGTGATCCCCATATGGGCCCACGCAATCACCAGATAGGGGATGCCGAGCAGCAGCGGCCCGAGGTTGCTGTTCGTGATCGTGGTGCCGCTCGTCGATGTGACGTTGGTGCCGGTGGCCGCGCCCTTGACGTTGACGGTGGTCAGAATTTGCGGGGTCGCGTAGCTGATGCGCTCATACGGCAGTTCAATCGGCAGCCGTCGCGCGGCCTCATCCCGCATCCGGGCGAATTCACGTTCCAGCGTTTCGATCCGGGCCAGCAGGTCGGCCGGTTCGATGATGCCGAGCTGGCGCCGCATGCCGGCATCCATCTGGTCGCGGGGATCGATCAGGCGGGGGGCGTTGCGTCGGCTCATCCCAGCGCCCTCCGTTCGGTGACGATGCCGCTGCAGCCCATGACGCGGCGATCGTCGAGCGTGCGCCCCACGATCCGCACGGCCAGCTGCACGGAAATCGACGGCAACAGACAGCAGATCGTGTCGCCCTCCCGGAACGCCGCGAACGCGCTGTCCACGTTGAGCAGGCCGAACTCGATGGCCTGTCCAGACGCCGCCAGTTCGTTGACCGTGCCGATGGCCCGGTTGCGGATATGGACGGCATGGGAGCCGCCCGGAATGCCCGCCGATCCCTGCCGCCGCCCGACCGCGGTGATGCTGGCCGGATTGGTGACCGTGATCGTCTGCATGGCTTGATGGCGGTCGTTGAGCGGATAGGCTTGCAGGTCGTTGATGACCGGGTCGAGCGACGTCGGCAGTCGCCAGTCGGCGATGTGGCGCCCTTCGCAGACCTGCACGGTGCCGGTCAGGTCGGTGCCCTTGCGGCCCCAGTGGAAGGCCAGCGTGTCCGGATCGATCCACCATTCCTGCCCGGTTTGGGAGGCGTGGCTGTCGAGCGCCTGCCGCAGGTCGCCGCCGTCGAACGGGAACGAAACCGGCAGCCCGAAGTCGTCGGCGGTGCGCGCCTGGACCGGATTCCCGAGCCCGCGCACGCTGGCCGAGATGGCTTCCAGCGCCACCGTGCCAGGCATCCCGTAGAGCGGGCGATTGCGGCGCGGCATCCGGATTGCATTGAACGCCGATTCGAACGACGAGGCCGCCACCTCGGTGGTGCCGTCGCCGTTCGGTTGCACGTCGCCGATCACCCCGCCCCATGTGCCGGCGTCGTCGTCCTCCACCACGATCCAGTGGCCGCGCAGCTCGTCGTTCAGCCCCGCCGTGACCAGATCGGACGACAACACTTCCGCCGACAGGGAGCCGGACCCACCCACGACCCATGAGCGCGAGACGCCCGTGACCGGAACGCGCTGTGTGCCAAATCCCCTCGGGTCGCTGATCAGGACGGTGCTCATCCGTGCACCGCCGGGGTGTATTCGACATCGACCGCGCAGACGACGCCGGTTTCGTCCGCGGCCAGCGTCACGCTGTGGTCGCCCGGACTGACCCAGAGCCAGCGCGGGGCCAGCCGTCGCGTGCCGTCGGCCGCCACCTTGAGCACGCGGTAGGCCAGCGGTGGGACCGTGCGCACCTCGGTGCCGTTGTCCTCGATCCACGCTCGCATGGTTTCGCCGTCGATGACCAGCGATTCATCGGCCAGCAGGACGATGTAGCGCCCGGTCGTTTCCGGCGCGATCTGCACCCGCTGAATCTCGGTGGCGACGTTCAGGGCATCGACGCTGTTGACGATGATGTCCCGGTACAAGACGAACGCCGGGGTCTCGGCGGTCAGGCTCGATTGCGTGATCGTCGATTGGTCGAGCGTCAGGTGCAGGTAGGTGTGATTGCGCCCGGTGGCTACGTAGTCCTTGTTCCGGATCACGTAGCGGGAGGTTGAATCCGGGGTGCCGCCCGGCCACGAGGCGACGGTCAGGTTGTCGGTGCCGTTGTCGGTAATGGCGACGGTCTGCCCGGCCCCGACTCCGCTGACGATGCGGACGGTGCCGCCGATATACTGGTCGGCGATCCATTCCTTCGAGCTATCCGTGAGCGTGGTGGCGGTGGCCGAAGTGGCGCTGCCGTCGTCGCCGCGCCACGATGCCCCGATCTCATCGCCGCCGTTCGGAATCACGAACAGCCCGACCGCGTAGGTATCGTCTTCCAACGTCAGGTTCTGGATCGCTTCGTTGCCGAGCGACGTGTTTGGGGTGGCGTCCTCGAACTCGTGCGTCCATGCCGTCGCGCCGTTCTCCTGCCGCGAACCCGCCACCAGCGTGCACATGCTGTTCGGGTTCTTCCACTGGTAATCGAAGCGCCAGTTGGTGATCTTGACCGGCAACGTGATCGAGACGCCGTCGAACCCGCCCGAATCCTTCAGATCGGGCGCGCCCTCCCAGCGCCGGTTGGCATCGAAGATGGCGAAATAGTCGTAATTCGTGCCACTGGCCGGATCGAAGGCCGTGTTCCATTTCTGGTTGAAGATGTCGTTATTGTCGTAATAGGTGTCAAGCGCCCACGAACCCGGCACATCGAGGCTGTACTTGCTTGGCTGTTTCTGGCCCGATTCCAGCCACCACAGGCCGCGTTGGCGGTTGCTGCGTTCCGTCTTGCGCACCGGGTAAACCCACCGGGAATTACTCGACATGAACAACGCCACCGAAACGCCGTTCGACAGCGCTCCGCCCCCGAGCGCCGCGTGCGTGACGGTGGTTGTGCTGCTATCGGTGATCTCAATCGTGGTTCCGGCCTGTGCGCCACTCAGGATCGTCATGTAGCCGCCGATCCAGCGGTCAACCTCCGAGCCTAATCCCGTCGGGATGTTGGTCACGGTCGATGAGCTGCCCGTTGTCGTCGTGACGTAGGCGTGCCCGATGTCGAACGCCGGGGCGGTGGTTGAATCGAAGATGTGATTGACGCCCGGCAGCACCGTCTGATCGGAAAGCAGGAGCGTGTAGGTGGCCGATTCGCCGGGGGCCAGGTGCCCGATCACCATCCACAGGTAGCTTTGCGCCGAGTCGTAATCGGTGATCTCGCACGGCTGCGGCGTGCCGTCCCGGAGCAGCGCCCAATAGGTGCCGGTGGTGTCGCCGCCGGTGTTGTCGCCGAGGTCGATGCGGTACGGGTGGTTGACCAGCGAGTTGTCGCCGTCGTTGGTCAGGGTGAATTCTCGGGCGTAGATCGCCTGCGGGAAATTTCCGGCCGGGGTGGCGATCAACTTCAGGTGCGTCGGGGCGGTGCCCGAGACCGCGAATTCGGTGGAGGTGAACGGCCCGGTCACGAACTCGAACGCATCGAAGTAGGCGGTGCCGGTATCGCCTGCGCCGATCAGGACTTGTGCCCCGATCTTGCAGTAATCGGTGTTGGCTGGGGCCACGCCGTTGGCGAGTGAGAGGGTTTCCCACACGTTGTCGCTCTGGCCGCCGATCCAGTTGCCGCCGCTCGACCCGATCAGGGAATCGGCGCTGTTGTAGAACCCGATGTATGGCCGGGCATCGACCCCGTTCCCGTCAAGCTCCTGCCCGTTGGTCGTTCGCACTGCGCACTTGAGTTCAACCACGTCACCTTCACTGGCCGGAAACTCCGTGTCGTTCATCACGTAGACCGTGCCACCCGCCCCGGTGTTCGCGCTCACCACGAGCTTGCCGGAACCCGCGCTGTCATGGAACACCCCGGCGTCCCGGCTGAACGCGCTCGTGACGTTGGCGGGATCGCTGCCCTTCGTCCATCCGGTCGTGTTCGTAGCGAATGAGGCGTTGGTGATCGCGGTCGGCGCGACGACGTTGGCCTCCGTTTCGAGGGTGTCGGAGTGCCAGCGCGGATCGGTGGTCAGCCACGTCACCGAGACCATATCGACGTCCTGATGGCGGGTGTAGCCGCTGGGGCGCGAGACAACGGCCCGGCAGGTCCATTCAGTCGCCCCGTTGTCGGGGGTCATGACCAGTTCGCCTTCGTCGGTGTCGAGCGGGTTGAGCAGCGACGTGAGCGTGCCCAGCCAGGTCAGCAGGGGATCGGTGCCGGTGGTTTTGAACCAGGCGGTGATGGTGCGTTCGGTGAAGGTGACGTCGGTGATGACGCTGGTGGTGCCGGCCCGGTCAGCCGTCGCGATCACGGGCGACCACTGGTCGCGCCCGATCTCGAACGGAATCCCGTTGTCGAGCTGGTAATCCTCGAATTCGATGCCACGCCAGCTGACGATGTGCATGCCTTACCTCCGCCCGTTCCGGGAGCGCGCCAGATCGTGCGACCGCTGCGCAAACCGGCTCCGATCGAGCGTGACCGTCTGAAAGACGGGTCCGTAGTAGGTGGGACCGTTGCCGCCGCCCTGCGCCCGGTCGGTCAGGTCACGGGTGGCGGGTGCGGGCAGCACCGACGTGCCGCGCGGCACGCTGTAGTAGTCGTGGTTGACGGCCAGCACGTTTGGCCCACCCGGATAGCGCAGCAGTTCCGGCCCGGCCTCGGCGGCTTCAATGACGATGCCCCCGCCCGCGTAGCCGTCGATCACCCCGCCGTGCAGGGCGGCGCGCCCGGCTGCGGCCAGCGATCCGCCGTCGATGCCAACGGTGGTGACGTAGGTGGTGACCGACCGGCCATCCATCGCGTTCAGCAACGCGAGCACCCGGCTCAGACGGCCCTCGACGTCGTTGTCGGTCATCTTGACGTCGATGCCGAACGCCTCACCGATCACCCCCGCGAACAGCGTCACGGCATCGGTCAGGTTTTCAATCGCGACATTGGCCGAATCGACATCGCCGAAGTTGACCGATAGCACGCCGTCGGGTTCGGTAAGTAATCCCATGCTCAGCAACATCGCTTTCAGTTGCGGGTCCGCATTGGCGATTTCGAGCACCATGTTCGCCGTCGATGCCTGCATGGCTTCGCTCGACGACGCCGCCGCCAGTTGCGCCAGTTCGAGCGCCTGCGCGGTTTTGGCCTGATCGAGGAAGCCGAGCGAGACCAGTTGCTGTTCGGCGGGCATGTCGGCGATGGTGTCCACGTAGGCGGCGTGTTCTTCGGCCAGTTGCGCCATGAGCGGTAACTGCTTGGCTTGAATCCGCAGCGCGTCTTCCTGGACGGAGTTGTTGGCCAGCATGATCCGGTGGTTGGCTTCCAGCCCGTCCCGGTACGTCTTGTCGCTGATCAGGCCTTTCTGGTTCAGGTCGTTGAGGGTGCTGGTGGCCTTGTTGCCTTCGGTCAGGCTGTTCGACCAGTCCCAGATGCTTTCGGAGAGCCGGGCGAAATTCTGGGCCGTCCCGACGACGCCGCCAAAGGTGCTATCGAGCACCGACGCGGGATTCATGTCAGCCGCCGATTCGCGCACGCTATCGGCGAGTTGCCCGTATTCCTCGGCCAGTTCCGCGATGACGGCCAGCGATGTTTCAGACGATCGGGTGCCGTACTCGATGGATTTTGCGTAGGTGTCAGCGTAGTCCGATGCGAGTGCCAGAACCTTCGATCCGGCGTCTACCGCGTAGACGTATTCGCGGACGGACTTCCACGCCGCCCCCGCTGCGGCCGCGCCTTCGATCAAGGCGGTATTGATTTCGAGTTGACCCATCGAGAAGGCGCGCAGTGTCCGGGGGTCGGTGATGCCAACGACATCGGGCGCCATCGGTTCCGCGCCGGACCAGAGGTTCGCCCGTTGCCGTTCGATTTCCCGATCAGCGGCGAGTGTTTGGGTTTTCAGAAGCTGCGCGGCGGCGACTTCCTGCGCAATCAACGCATCGGTCAGGATGTCCGCAGACCGTGCCTGCTCTTGTGTCGCCGTTGTGTTAGAGGTGAGTGCCGTGGTTTGTGCTTGCGTCGCGGTCGTTACGCCGGTTGCGGCCGTCGCTACGTCGTCCATCGACGCGGCAAGGTTGGCGTTCCCGGCTGTGGCGACGTCGGTCGAATCGCCCCACCCCTGAACTTCGTGATTGATGTCATTCAGCGTATCGTGAAGAATCTTCCAGTCGCCAGCCAGTTGATCGCTGGCCTGGAATTCGCTCCATGCCGCCGTAGCATCACGGATCGCGTCCACATTGCCAGATGAAATGATGGCGGCAAGGTCGTACTGCATATTTGAGATTTTGTAGCCGGCTTCCTCCGCACTGGCCCCGAATTCATTGATGTACTCCGTCATCTGGATCATTTGCGGCAGGATCATCGGCGAGACGTTTCCGCCCGCTTGCCACGCCTGGAACTCGTCGCCAAATTCGTTCCACAGAGATTGAAAGCCAGCAAGATCGTTTGTCGCTTCGTCAAGCCCCGCCGTGATCCCTGTGAACAAGGTATCGGCAGCGGTCAGGGTGGCGGCATCGGCGGCCGATTGTCCGAGCGTGGTATAGGATGCGGCCAGCGCATCGACCGCCATCTGTGAACTACTGGACACCTCTTCAACATCGGTCAGGGCGCCATAGAGTTCGATTGCGCCATAGGTTGCCAACCCCAACCCGGCGATGATTCCCACCGGGCCGATCAGCGCGGGGGCGAGTGCAATCAATGAGGTGAACGCGCCCGCGCTCTTGAGTCCCATCAGTCCCTTGCCGAGCTGCGCAATGCCGCCCGCCGCAATGCCGGCCTGCAGCCCGAACGATCCCAGCCCCGCCGCCACCTCACCGACCGGGCCGGTGAAGTTCACGAATGCGAGTACGGCATCCTGTGTGTCGTTGGCGAGTTGCTGCACGCGCCCCGTGGTCGTATCGGCGGCGTCACCGGCTGCCCCGATCGCGAACTCGGATTGCTCCATCAGGGCGTTGAACCGGAACGCCCCCGCCTCGGCGTTGCTCATGGAGAGCGTGAGGTTGTCCTGATCGATCGCCGCCTGGTTCATCGTCAGGCCGAGCATTTCAGCGGATTCAGCTTCACCACGAATGGCCGCTGCGACCCGCTGCGCCGCGTCTGCGAGCGTGGTGCCGTTCACCGCGGCCAAATCGGCGCTGGTGACGATGAGCTGCTGGATCTGCCCGTCAGTCAGTTCATAGTTGCGTTTGAGCGTGCCCATGATGTTGGCCGCTTCAATCGCCTGATCGTTTGAAAATGTCGTCGAACCCTGAATCGTGTTGGCGAGATCGATGTACGATTGAGCGGCTTCCCCGTAGGTCCGATTCAGCGCCATGATGGCGACTTCATGGTCCCGTGCCTGACCGGCGTACATGGTGAACGCGGTGCCGAGAATCGCCAGCCCCGCTACGGTGTCCTGGGCGGATCGCCGGTAGTCGCCGAGCGACCGGGCAGACTGGTCAATGGACGTGCTGGCCTCTTCCGCCGCCCGGCCGGTTTCCTTGAATCGATCGTCGAGCGGATCGATCGCCCGCACCGCTTCATCGGCGGCCGGCTTGAGCTTCTTGGCGGAGCCGGTAGCGTCGTCAAGCGCCGGGCCGATCTTTTCGGCGGAGTCGATCACGGCGTCGAATACCTTGGTGGCATTGTTGACGCCGGTAATCGTGATTTTCAGATCGCCGCCTCTATCCATCTCACTGCCTGCCTAGTCGTCCGGGTCGTCCGGGAACTGCGCGTTGGCCAGTTGCGCCCGTGCGTGCTGGTCGCCCTGCGCGTCGGCGATCCCCTCGTTGATGGCGTTCCGCAGGATCACGGCTTCGTTCCAGCGTTGCGCGTCCTGCCGCATGTAGTCGTCGGGGCGCATGGGCGACAGGTCGAACCAGTAGCTCACGCGCTCATAGCCGGCGGGTCGGGTTGGCTCGTCTCCGGCGTTGGGGAGTCCGAGCCGGGTTCGTTCGGCCCACCGGGCGTAGACCCGGAAGGCGCTGACTCTTTTGGGTCCGGTGGCAGGAACGGCGCCGATCGGATCTGCATGGCCAGCCAGATCGCGGTGGCCGGTTCGAGCGCCCGCAACGCCTGCGGCCCGCTTTCACCCGGGGGCGGCACCGGCTCGTACGTGCCGGTCTCCCGGTTGCGGGCCGTCGCGTTCCAGGCGACCACGAAGGGCGCGATGGCGGCGAACAGGTCGCTGAAGGTGAGCGAGCCGTCGATCACGATGGCGTCGATCTCTTCGAACGACAGGCTGGTGACGATGGTGGCCCGGAACGGTTCCCCGCCCTCCGGCGCATCCTCGTCACGGGTAACGACCTTGGTTCGGTTCGGGACGTGCCCGGTCATGCAGGTGCCTCACGGGGCGAACACCGGCGGGTCACGTCGCCCGCCGGGTCGCTGCTAGAGCATCGCGCTCAGGGTGTTCTTGGAGATGTAGGAGACGCGCTTGCCGTTCGAGACGTTCAGGTAGGCGCGGTACGGGAACGTCGCCGTGACGTTGCTGCCACGCAGCGATTCCGACGGCGCGCCCCAGACGATGCGGTGCAGATCGATCCGCGCCAGCTTGTTCGGCAGCGTGACGTGGCCGTTGATCGCCGACCCTTCCTGCTGCACCCGCAGCATCTGCGGGGCTTCGGCGCGGAACTGGTCGTACTCGGTGCGGGTATCGAACTCGAGCCGCAACTGCCCGGTGACGACACGCTTGCCACGCCCGACCTTGCGGCTCATGGTGTCCACGTCGTTCATGAACCGCTTGGCCGACAGGTTGTTGTTGTGGGTGAGCGAGAACGAGATCAGCCCGTGCTCGATCTCGGTGGTGCCGAGGGTGCCGCCGACGGCGTCCCGGAACACCTTGGTGCCCGGCGCGGCGATCCGTTCGCGCGTCCGGTCGCTGATCCCCGGCGTGAACGGTTCGGTCAGCACGCCGGTGACCGCCGCCGCGATCGCGTTGGGGAGCAGGCCGACGAACGTGAGCGTGGTGGCGGTGTTGGACGCAATGCCGATCACTTCGCCTTCGTTCGTTCCTGACGTCACGTACAGGAACGCCCCGGCCCACTCGTTGACTGACCAGGACGCGCCGGTATCGATGAACGTGCTGGTGCTGCCGCCGGTCGCCGTGACCGCGGTGGTGGCCAGCAGGGCGTTGGTGCGCAGCCAGAGGTTGGCGCTGTACTGCCAGGTCGCCTCGTTGTTGTCGGCGTCGATGCTGATGGTGAAGTCGTTGACCATCAGTTGTTCGGCCCGCTTGACCATGCCGGGGAAGCCGTTCTCGACGGTCAGGCTGGCCAGGTCGTCAACGAAGCGGGACGGCTCGTGGGTCCACAGATAGCCCGGAACGCCTTCGCCGTCGGAGACGCCCGCCTTGCCGCCGGCGACGCCGAGTTCCATCAGGACCGGGAAGTCCTCATAGGTCAGGTTCTGGGCGTAGGTGCCGCCGTAGGTGTAGGGGCTGAAGACGGGATCGACGTCGCCGTCGTAGGAGCCGTCGTATTCCGGCACCTCGATCAGCTGGCGATCCTCGGTCAGCGCCAGATTGCCGTAGAGCTTGAAGTCGGGGGTGACGGCCACGCCGCGCACGGCCTCGAAGCCCGCCTGAATGCGGCGCAGCGCGTCGTCGTTCGGGAGCCGGTTCAGTGGCACGCTCATGCGTCACCTTCTTTGGCGGAAACCGCCGTGTACATGGCCGTGCCGTCCGGGCGCGGCGCGGTGGCGTCGTGGAGTTGCTGCGGGCTGAGCACGGCTACGTCGGCCGCCGTCAGATCGCGGCGCGGCACGCCGATCAGGAAGTCGCCCGGCTTGATCGGCGTGAACGTGAACGCCACCGGCGCGTCAGCCGCTTTGGCGGCCTTTGGTTCCGGTGCGGCTTTCGGTTTGGTCTCTGGTTTGTCTGGCATGACTGCCTCCTACTCCGCACCCGGAAAGCGGTGCGTCTTGACACTGAAGAAGATCGTGACGGTCGAATAGAGCGCCCCCGCGTAATCGGCGAGCAGCCCCGCCTCGTACCGGGTCGGCCGGCAGTGGTGGACCATCTGGTCCGAGCCGCTGGCCCGCAGGTGGAACGCGCTGGAGCCGGGCGCGAAGTGATCCCAGATTTCTTCGATCAGCGCATCGACGGCGTTGATTTCGGCCGGCGTGCGCCCCTTGGAGGCGACCATGATCTGCACCCGGATTTCGTGCTCCCAGACCTGTTCGGAGAGCATCGGCGTTCCGGTGCCGAGTCCGGCGAAGATGAGCGCCGCCGGGGTTTCGCTGATCGTGTTCGGGGCCGGGTAGTAGGCCTGCTTGAGGCCCGCGTTGGCGATCCCGGCGTCGCGCAGCTCGTCGGCGATCCGGCGGCAGATGGTCGAGACGCGCATCACGCGCCTCCCAGCCGGGATTCGATGTAGGCCAGAATCTTGGCCCTGGTTTCCGGTAGCCGGCGGATCGCTTCTTCTCGCCCGGCCTTCATGTAGAACCGGCCGGTGGTGCCGGGGTGGTTGACGCTCCGGTAGGCGACGCGCTTGCCGTTCCAGGTGAACGACAGCGCCTTCTTGCGCCGGGCCGCGATCGTGTGCGGTTTCGTGCCGTACTCGTGGTGCTTGGCGTACGGGATGTTCGTGCCCCACTGGGCGCTGAAGACGCCGCCCCGGTCCTGCACCGGCGTCCCGACGATCGAGCGCCGCAGGGTGCCGGTCTTGACGCCGACGACGCCTCTTTCCATCGACTTGCCCTGCCCGTAGCTGATGAGGTCACCGATGCCGAGCTTGAGGCCCTCGTCAATCACCTCCCGGTGCCGTTTGAGCCGGGGGATGAAGCGGGTTTCGTCGGTCATGCGGATCTGAATGTCCATCAGACCACCACGCCCTTCCCGGTCACGCGGTGCCGCCGCAAGATCGCCTTGACCTGCGGATCGGCCCACGGATCGCGGATCGGCGCCACGGTGCCGTCAGCGCCCACGAACCCGGCCGGGCTGGCCTGTTCCTGCTTGATCCGTTCGGCGGTGACGAAATTGGCGACCCAGATGATGTCGTCCGGCACGCTCTGCACCTGATCGGCCCAGACGCCGGTGATGGTCACGACGCGGTAGCCGAGCCAGTCGGCGCCCGCGTTGGAACGCAACGCCGTGATCTCGCCGGCCCGGTTGCGCAGCGCCACCGACCAGTAGGTCGTATCGAGCGCCACGCCCCCGCTCAACACCCCGGCCCAATCCTGCTGGCCGACCGTGATCGCGCCGATGGAGACCGCGGGAACCGGCAGCACCAGCACGCTGCTCGATCCGCCGTGCGGGTAGATGGTGCGGGTGGCGGGAGCCGGCGCGCCGACGATCCACTGCCGCCCGGTCGCTTCGTCGATCAGGCCGGAGACGACGGCATTCATCGCGGACACCCGGTCCTCGAGTTCTGCGCTCAGTCCATCGGACGGCTCAGCCGGTCCGAGCATCTGCACGATGATTTCGTCGTCTCCGTACTGGCTCATGGTTTAGCGGTTCTCCGGGGCCGTCTTGGCCTTGTTCTCCGGCGCGGCCTTCTTGGCGCGCGCCTTCGGTTCCGGGTCAGGTTCCGGGGCTACGGTCACGGCGGGAACGAACTCCGCGCCGTCCGGCAGGGGGTCGCCCGCGTTGATGCGGAACTTCCCTTTCCCGATGAAGTAGTGACCGTCCTGTGGGGCCGTGCGTGTCATGTCGTCCGTCTCCATCGCGATCCTCAGGCCCGACACAAGCCCGGCCGTTGATTGCGGGTTGGTCGAGCCGAGGAAGCGCATCAGACCAGCAGTTCCGCGGTCACCTGGTAGGTGATCGAGTCGGCGTCGGCGTGCGTGGCCAGCACGCGCCAGAACGGCGGCAGGACCGCGTTCGCGCTCACGTTGGCCGAGACCGTCGCGCCCGGATAGACGAGCAGGTAGGTGTCGCCGGTAGCGGCCACGGCGGCCGACGCCAGCAGGGTGTAGTAGTCGCCCGTGATGGTGTCGGCGCCCTGGATGGTGAACACCACCGAGGCGGCCGCCGGATCGAGCGTGCAGTTGATGTGGACGCGCACGCCCCGGTGGCCGCGGTTGCGCTGGTTGCCGCTGTTGTTGGTGGCCGTGCGCGCCGCGCTGGCCATGAGTTCGATCAGATGGTTGTAGGCCATGGTCGTCTTCCTTTCCCCTCAGCCCTAGCTGAGTTCCACCACGGCAAAGGCCGCCGGGCGATAGACCGTGAAGGCCAGCCGGGTTTCGGCGAGAATCGTCTGCATGTTGCGGATGAGCTGGTTGTCGATGTACCCCACCTCGATCGCGCTCTGCATGCGGTCCCAGACCTGCGCCTTCGTGCCGTCGCCGACGATCGGCTCGCCTTCGGTGATGACTTCCGATTCGATGACCCGCAGGCCCCAGAGGCGCTGAATGCCCATGCCGGTGCTGAACGGGCCGCCCGCCAGGTACTGCTCGTGGCCGTCGGTCTGGGTCAGGAAGCGCTCCATGTCGGCCGGATGAATGAGCACGAAGTCGGCGCGCGCCCGGCCGGTGTAGCGGATCATCTGCCGCGCCCGCAGGATGCGGTTGAAGTCCTCGTTGGGACCGCCCGCGCCCTCGACCGGGTTGCTGGCGAAGTAGGTGGCGTCAAGGTCCTGGATGCCGCTGAAGGCCAGCAGGCCTTTCAGTTCCGGCGGGGTGCCGGTGCCGTTGATCAGGTCGTCCTCGATCACCTCATCGAGTCCCTGCAGAAGCCGGGTCTCAATGATGCTCTGGAGCTGCGGTTCGTCCCACAGGGTCTGCTTGGTGACCGGGATGTGGTGCGCGATGGTGGCGACGCTCGCGGTCGCGCCGAGCCACGCGATGGCCGATTCCGGCTTGACCGAGGCATGGGCCGGGGATTCGGACGCGCTGGCCGAATGCGTCGCTTCCGGCACCCAGTCGGCGTTGTTGGTGAAGCTCGACTCGTAGAAGTATTCGACCGTGTTGCTGTCGGTGGTGCCGCCCAGGAAGGCGCTGCGCACCCCGAGGTCCATGCGGTCAGGGGCGAAGATGCCCGGCACGCGCTGCGCGGCGATCATGCCGCTCGGCAGCCCGCCCGTGTAGACGAGCGCGCGCTGTTCCGGCGTGCCCCGGAATCCCTCGAACTCCACGCGGCCACCGGACCGGCCCCCGCGCTTCTTGAGGTCCTGGAAGGCATCGCTGTCGATGTAGCGGCGACCGAACCCGGCCGGCTCGTCGTCCTTCCGGTCCCGCGTTTCCTGCGCCGGGGCCGCGGAGCTGCGGCGTCCGGCCGGTTCGGCGAACCGCTGGCTGTCCTTGAGCATGGCCGCGTTGCGGGCTTCACGCGCTTCGGCGTCGGCCAGCTCGGCGGTCAGCTTGGTGGTTTCTTCGGCGATCTGCGCGAGGCGGGTTTCGCCAGCGTCATCGAGCTCGCCCTTCTGGCTTCGTTCGGCCAGCGGCTTGCCCTCGTTGTAGAGCAGCGTCAGGGCTGCCCGGATCTCTTTTACCGTCTTCATGGTCAGTCTCCGGCCGGATTGAATCCGGCGAACGCGAAGGCGAATTCCGTGTGCAGGGATCGCCGCGTCGATGGTCCGAGTGGAGTGGTTTCCCCGGCTCCGGCTCGTTCGTTCCACGCGGTGAGCAACTGCGCGATCTGGCGTTCCTGCTCGTCCGAGAGAGCGCCCGATCGCAGCGATGCCAACAGGGAGGTGAGGAGTTCCGCGTCCCGCTGCTGGCGGGTGGCGGTGATCGTCGCGGCCTCGTTGGCCGGGAACGTCACCGGGCTGGACTCCCAGAACTTGACTTCGGTGATGACGCGAATGTCGGACTTCTTCGCGCCGGAAAGTTGGGACAGGTCAATGGGATCGTCGTCTTCGGCTGAACGGTCCTTGATCGTCTGGAAGCCGAACGACATGCCGAACGGCACGCCGAACCGCATCCGGGCGAGGAACGTGCTGCCCTCGGCGCCGTCGTCGGCAATCCCGACGTTGACGTAGAGGCCGTGCTTGTCTTCTTTCAGGGTGACGTGCTTGCCGATCGGCGCGTCGGGGTTGTGGTTCCACAGCACCGGGATCTTGTCGGCCCGTTCCTTGATCGATTTCTTGAACGCGCCGGGGGCCATCGCGGTCCACCAGGAATCGGCGGCCCACCAGGTCGAGGCGTAGCCCTCGAAGCCGGCCGGGTTGTCGTCGGCGGCCCGGAAGTCGAATGCGGTTCGGTACTGAATGTCCGGCATGGCGCCCGCCTTAAACACAAAAGCGCCGCCAGTTGACTCCCCGAAAGGAATCCACTGGCGGCACAAGCAACGCCCGATCAGTTGTTCTGCCTAGCTTAGCAGATTGCGGTTATGTTCGCGCGGTTAGGCCGGATTGAGCGCAACCATCGCGCCGATGATGTTATTCGATGACGCGCCCGAGGTCGTGACAACTGCCGTGCGCGTTCCAGTCGCCCCGGATGATTCCAGCGACGCAAGGCTCACGCCACCGGCGTATACCCCCTGAACGTCCGATGAGTCGAATGCGTTGCCATCCAAGGTCAAACTGGTTGCCGTGCTGCCCGTTCCGGCAATGGCAAGTACAAGCAGCGCTGCGTTCTCGATGTCCGGTGAGATGGAGTCGAGTTCGACGGTTTTTGAGGTTGCGCTACCGCCTCCGGTGCGTTCTGGCGTGCCGGACACGTTGATCGGGTCCATCGCATCGTGCCCGGATATGCGAGCAACAACCGTCGAATAGACCACCCAGTCAGGGTCGGGAACGATCGGCGAGACTTCACTTCCATCTGCGATGCGGTACTGCGTGATGTACCAGTCCCACGCTTCGCCACCTGATGCAATGACTGTGAATCCAGGGATCGGTTCGACTGCTTCACTGCCCCAATAGGCCAGCGCAACCAGGAGGTCACCCTCCTGAATACCGCTCGGCAAATTCACCTGACCGGCGGAGCCGCCCCCGAGCACCGCGATGGATTCAATCAGCGGATCGCTGGCCGGCTCTTCAACATTTAGTTCATCCACCAACGCAACAATCCGGGCGCGTTTGGCCGGATCGAACCGCAGGATCGGACTGTACCCCGCGCCCTCGATGCCGAGATCAATTGCCAGCGACATGGGGATAACACTTCCCGCCGTGAGGCGGTATGCGGACCGGCCGTCCGTGGAGCGGTACGTGCCAGTTTGCTCAATGGTAAAGAACTGCGGGGTCAGGCTGGATCGGGTCATTCGAGCGCCTCCGCAATGATCGCCTGTATCTCCGCCTCTTCCTCAGCGTCGAACACCGGCACCGCATCATAGGCCGCGCCGTCGATGCCGAGCGCGATCGCCAGCGACATCGGGATCATGTCGCCTTCGGTGAATTGATAGGCGGCCGTTCCGTCGGTCAGACGGTACGTGCCGGTCGATGGAATCTCGAAGAACTGCGGGGTGCTCATGCTTGTTGTCCTTTCTACGCGAAAACGCCAACGGAATCGGGCCGTTTTGGTATAATTGGGCTAACATTCAACGGGGCTAGGATGGACCTCATGAATCCATCGACGAGCGGAATCTCGGTGCCGCGCCCCACCCTCCCCGAGACGCTTCGACCGAGCGAGGTACCAAAATGCCAACGTTTCACGTCATCTGTCAGTCCTGCGGAAGTGCGTTCACCGCTTTCCGTGGCAATGATCGCGGCGCGCCAAGATTTTGTTCTCAGGGATGTAAGGCTCAATCCCAGCGCGGCAAGGCATGGGGTTGGGGCAAGCCCGCCGCTGCTGGCGAACAACGGCCACGGCCTGATTTGCGCGGGAAGACGCCACGCACCGACGCGGCACGCCAGCGCCTTGAGGATCGATCTGGCCTTCCATTTGCCGAAGCTATGCGATCGCTCTACATGCATAAAGGCATGTCGATCGGAGAGGTTGCCGCATTTGCCGACACTGGACGCCGTACGGCGCGCAAGTGGTTGCGTGATGCTGGAATCCCGCAGCGCACGATGTCTGAAGACAAGGCGCTGCAAATGGCTCGGCTGACTCCTGAAGAGCGCGAATTGCAAATGGCTGCGTGCCGGGAAGCAGTACGAGGTATGGCGCAGTCGGACGAGCATCGCTTCAAGATCGCCCGCACAAAACAGGATCGGGCGGTCCTCAGTGGTGACGAATCGACGATCTTGGCGGCACTCAACGCCGTTGGGCTGCACCCGGTCCCGCTGTACGCGATCCATCGCTACAACATCGACTTCGGCTTCCCTGAAATCAAGCTCGCCGTGGAATACAACGGCGGGAACTGGCACCACACGCCGAAAAAGCAGCGAGAGGATGCCGCCAAGCGCGCGTGGTTGGAGGCGGACGGCTGGACAGTTGTCTACTTCCCGCGCCTCAAGCAAGAGCCCATTGATCCCAACGGGAGCGCCCGCATCGCTTTGGCTGACTTGGTGGCAGAGGTGCAGCGGTTGGCTCATCGTTAGTTCCAATCGGACAAAACGGGGGCCAGCGCCAAAGTTCCCCGAGGATGCTCCGCCCACACGTGCCGTTGCGAGTCCGCCAGCGGCACGATCTTGCCGTTTCGTTGCGCACAGGTCAGCCCATCGCTGCCCGGGTCCGTGGTGTGCAAAATATTGTCGAGCAGCTCTACCTCGGTCACCCCGCGCTGCCCGTACCCTTGGGCCTGCGCAAGATTGTAAGAAACCTGCGATTCAGTCCTCGCGATGGTCATGGAGCGGCCCGCGTACGTTTCCTCGTAGAGTCCCGTGAGCCGTTCGGCGAGATCGTCCATCGTCACCCCCTCGGCCAGCGCGTCGTTGACGATCCGCTGAATGTCGCCCTGCGTGGTCGCGGTGATGCCCTGCACGCGCCCGGCGATGTGGCCGATGATGTCCTGCACCCACGGGTTCGCCAGGTCCCACTGGCTGCCCGGTCCCGCGCCGGCCGATCCGAGCAGCACCTCGGCGTCGGCAATCGCCTGTTCGCCCATCGCGCTCCAGAGCCGCTCGATCAAGTCGCGCAGTTCCTCGTTCTCGCCGTCCCAGTCGATCAGGTCGATGTTGACGGCGTCGCGGGTTTCGATGGCGGCGGAGCGTTGCGCCGGAATCAGGGCCAGCACGCGATCCTTCTGGCGCTGGAAGTAGGCGTCGATGAGCGGCGCCCACTTGCGGCCCGCCTGCTCGTAGAGCCGGATGCTGCGCTGCTGGATCGCGTCCCGGCGTTCGAGCGGCAGCTTGTTGCGCCGTTCGGTTCCGGCCGGCAGCGCCCGGGCGTCGTCGTCATCGTCGTCGTCGGGCTTATCCTCAACAGTCGGCGCGATGTAGACGGTATCGCGCATCGGCTTGCCGACCGGGGTTTCGATCAGGTTGAACGGAACCATGTAGACATCATCGGCCGGGTTGACCGGGTAGCCCATCGCCTGCCGGTACTCAGCCTTCGAAAGCGCACCGGATCGGTATTCTTCCAACAGGTGCGTGCGCCGCTGCTGCTGGTCTTCCTGCAGGGCGTCGATGCGGGAGACGTCGAACTCGAGATGCACGTCGCCGCGCGGGTCCAGTTCCGGCAGCAGGCCACGGGTCAGCGCGTCGTCGATGCGCGCCCACAGTTTCTGTACGGTGTCCTGGTAGAACGACTTGCGGGCCTCGGCGTAGTTGCTGAACGTATTGCGTTCCTGGGCGAACCGCTGGCCGACCAGCGAACCCGGCACGCCGAACGCCTGGCAGATCGCGATCTCGGAGACGTCCCGCAGATCGACGTAGGCGAGTTCGTTGTAGTCGAACGACAGGCGCTTGATGTCCTTGATCGATTCCAGGAACGGCGGCTCGGCGCTGTTGATCGCCTCGATCCAGCGTTGCCGCGCGACCGCCGCGTCGTCGTCGGTCAGGTCCGCGTCCGGGTCAAGGATCAGTCCGTAGACCGGCAGCGCCCCGCCGTCGAAGAACGCCTTCAGGTAGTCCTGCATCGTGTTGAGCAGCCCGTACTCGCGCACCGCCACTTCCAGCGGTCCGATGCCGCGGGGATCGCCGTCGCCGGTGGCCGCGTACGGAATCACGATGATGTCGTCGGCGGGGATCGTGACGTCGCCCCGCCCCGGCACCCGGTACTCCCAGTCGTAGGCGTCCTGATCGCGGGGAATCGGCTTCAGCCACTCGGAGCGCAGCGGCCACAGTTGCACCGGCACCGCGGCGTCCGACCGCTCGATCTCGATGGCGCCGTAGCCGAAGACGGCCATCCGGGTGGCGACCTGGTGGATCAGCCCCGCCTCACCCATGAGCGGGTTCGGGCGCGACAGGATGCGGCGCATCGGGTGATCGGGCAGCGTTTCGGTGTCACCGTCTCGGTCCCGGTACACCCGCACCGGCGCTTCGGCCAGCGACGACGCGATCAGGTTGACGCACCGGAACACCAGCGTGAGCTTCTTGTAGGCGTCCCGGTGATAGGTCTCGGGGTTGGTGCGCGGCCACTGCGGCTTGCCGACCGTGTGCGAGACGTGCAGGGCCGCGTTCGCCTCCCGCAGCTGCAGCGGGGCCACGGATGCCCGGTGAGCCGGCGCGATGCTTGACGGCACAGGCGTCCCGCGCCAGCGGATGAAATCCACGAACTTGCTCATCAGCGAATCCTGACCGTCTTCGGTTTCCGGTAGAGCCAACCGACGATGTAGCGGCCAGCATCGCAGTAGTGATAGGTCGCCTTGTCCTCAATGGCTTCCGTGGGGTCGCCGTTCGCATCCAGCACCCGGCTGTACGTGTTGAGTTGGTCGATCAGCCCGGCACAGGACCGGAACACGAAAAGTTCGTTGCGCTGGAACGCGCCGTAGACGCGGTTGATGCCAACCTCGACTTCGCGCACATCCGGCTCGGCAATCGGATAGCCCGCCTGCCGGAACTCTTGCCGCCACTGCCCCTCTGAATGCGAGCCGCCAACAGCACGCACCGGGCGTCCGTGCTTGGCTACCCATGCCGCGGCGTGCTGGCGTGCCGTGCGGCCACCAGCCAGGTATTCGGCGTACACGTAGTTTCGCTTTGTGGCGGGGTCATGGGCGATCCACAGGCCCGCCGTGTTGATGCCGCCGAAGTCGGCGCCCTGATAGCGGGGCCACGCTGGGTCAACCTCGAAGTCGTCAACCACATGCACGGTCGGGTCGAACACGTCATAGATCAGCCCGGCTGGTCGCTCGAACTGGCCCATGTAGAACATCTGGAATTTCCACCGGGGCAGATCGCGTTTCGCCCGGTCCAGCTCGTCCTGCGGGAAGCGCGGGTTGGCGGTGCTGGGGAAGTTGATCACGTCGATCTCGGGGTGGTTCTGTCCCGACGCAACCCACGGATCCCAGAACGTCTGCTTCAACCAGCCGAGGTCGTACGGCGTGGTGGTGAACAGCGCCCGGCCCTGATGGATCGAGAGGCGGCGCTGAATCGCTTCCCACGAGCCGCGCTTGTACGTCTTCTGCCCGGCCTCATCGTTCCACGCCGCCTTTGCGGTCATGGATTCAAGGCTTTCAGGATCGGCTGCGTAGCCGAAGTAGACGTTGGTGGGAATGGTCTGCGATGCGCCCCACAGCTTGCGTTCTCCGGCTTCGGAGAGCGTGAACTTGCGGACCGGCGATCCCTGATAGCTGCCGAGCCCGAGATAGGTCTCGAACAGTCGCCGGAACTCGGGCAACGCCTTGACTTCGAGCAGCGGGAACGTGGGGGTAGTGACCAGGTAGTCGCCCGGTCCTTTGGCGATCATTTCCTGCCAGAGCCAGATCGGGCCGAACGAGGTCTTGCCGGATTGCGTGCCGGCCAGAACGACCACGGTGCGTTTGGTCGATTGCAGGGCGCGCCACTGACCGTAGTGCGGGTGAATGTCCACCCCGCCCTTGCCGTCTGGTTCGATCAGGTCCGGCGCTGCCGGGAACGCCGCCGCCACCATCAGGACGGCTCCGGCTCATGGATGCGGACCACGGAGACGGCCAGCGGCCCGCCGTCGTGCCCTTCGTGCCGGATGGTCTGGTTGTCTCGGAACTTGTCCGGCCGGCGCGCCTTGAGCAGGAAGATGGTCAGGGTGTCAGAGGGGTTGTTCTTGTCTTTGGCTCGTTCGTGCGCGTGATCTTCCAGCGCGTCGGTGCCGTCCTCGATCGCGGCATCGGTGAGCGCCCGGAACTCGGCATCTTCATCGCGCCATTCGTAGTACGTTGAGCGGCCTATGCCAGCGGAACGACACGCCGCCGCTACGCTCTTGCCATCGGAAAGCTCGGCAAGAATCGCAACGGTTCTTTTAGGTGTCCGCTTTAGCGTATTCGCCATGCCACGCCTTAACGCAAAAGCCGCCAGCAGGAACGCTTTCGCGCTCTCACTGGCGGCACTCGCTCGCCCGATCAATTACGGATAGAGTAGCAGATTCAGCGCCGGTGTGTTATGTGCGGGTCATCGTCGGTCCAATAATCGGCGAACGATGAAGAACACGACAAATGCCACAACGAAGGCAACGAGAAAGTTTTCCATCACCCCGCCCCTACGCCGCGCTCGATCAACCACAGCGCCTGTCCCTCCACCGCCGCGCTGATTCGTGACAAGGTGGTCTCCCGGTTGGCAGGCGTGAACGTTGCGTCTACGTGAATATCGCCGGTCTCTTCGGACGCGGTGACCGTGATTGTCCACAGGTATCCGATCGCATCAACGGTCTGAACGTGCTTCAACCCTCCGGGGACGATCTGCGTCTTCCCCATCGCGAGCTTCCCCGGCATCGTTGGTTTGAATTCCATTCTATCCCCCTACGCCGCCTGTTGGTCCGGCTGGCGCCATTTGATTTCCTTGCCCTGCCACATCGTGACCCGGCCACAGAGACAAACGATACGCCAGCATGCGTCGTTGGATGCCCACGCGATGACCAGCGCCTGATCGATCACCAGGTACTTGCCGCCCCCGGACGACGGCCGCACCTCACCGATGGTGCGCTGGCAGCCGGGGCACTGTTCGGAGCGATGACGGTGACGGCGTGGCGGCAGCATGGCGGTACTCCGTTTCGCTACTCGGGCTTCGGCTTCGTCGCGACCAGTTTGCCGTTCGGGGGCGGGGGATCGCCGAGCGTGCCTTTGGGTTGCGTGCCCCGTCGCCCCCAGTCGGGTTCCGGCTTCTGGATCGGCACGAACTTCACCCACACGCTGTCAACATCGCTGCGCACCTCGATCTCATTCTCGGGCATGGTCGGGTCTAGCATGCTCGGGATGTACGTATCCCGCTGCACGATCTCAAACCCGGCATCGTTCAGCGCGGCGATGATGGCGTCGGCCCGTTGTCGGTGATCGGCTTGAACACCGTCCCATCCGTGGTAAGGCAGATCATCCCACGCTGCAGGTTTGCGGTTGTAATGAGCATTGGGCTTGGCTTCATATGCAGCCCGCGCGATCACGTCTCTGGCGTTATCCATCGGTCGCCTCCTTGAGTAGGGCGTCGATCTGTTCGGTGCTTACGTTCAACGCCAGACCGAACCCAAACTGGAACCCCTGTTTCCACGTATCGCTGACATTGAGCGGCGTTTCAGCATCGACATCAACAAGGTCTATCCACTCCCGCAACTTCCTCAGCCCCGCGTGCGTCGCCTGACGGTGCAGGGCGAGGATGCGTTGCCGGGCGGCTTCCCGTTCTTCGATCGCAGCCACCAATTCCGGGGGTGCTTCACGTCCCTTTTCGCTTTCGGGCAGCCGTGACCAAATGGACGTGCGAACCGTCCCAACGTCTTCGGCCAGCACTCCGAATCGCGATACCGCACCCGCGAACGCCTCATCCGGCGCGGGGTCCGGGGCGACGGCGAGGGCGGCTTCGAGGGCGAGTCGCACTTCCGAACTGGGGATGTACGTGCCGTATCCCGGTATCTTTTGGACGCCCCTCAACGTTCGCTGGAACGTCTCGATCATCGCATCCGTGATCTGTGTCATTCGCACTCCCCCAATTCCTGCAACACATCGTCCAGATCCTCTGGATAGACGAACCGGGCATCGACCCCGGCCCGCTGGTATTCCCTGATCCATGCCCGTTGATCGGGCCGCGACTCACCCCGGTCAGACTTCAGCTCGAACACGAACTGGCGCCCGTGCCCGCAGATGTGCATGTCCGGAAACCCACCCCGGCTCTTGCGGCTATCCGTTTCGTGATGCACCTGGTACCCGTGGTTCATGGCCGCCTCGGTGATCGTTTCTTGCAGTTCCTCTTCGGTCATGCGCGTAGCCGGGCGCGAGCGGCGCTGACGCTTCGGCGCCGACGCGGCAGGGACCGCTAGTCCCTGCTCGCGTTCGATCATTTCCCGATATTCGAGGTAGCTCATTTCGGTGCGGGAATCGCTCATGCCGTCACCCCCCGCGTCCCGGCCTCGAGGCTGTCGAGCCGGTTCAACATCGACAGCGGGGCCTTGCTGACGTCCTGCGTGCCGCCAGTCCAGTCGCGCACCGTGGCGGTCGTCACCCCGACCTTGACGGCCAGCGTCTCGGCGTCCATGTCCAGCAGCGCCATCATGCGGCGCAACCGGGCGGCGTTCCACGCCTCCGTTGTGGGCGACGGCGTCGGTTCAGGGGCCGGCGACCGTTCGATCGCCCCATTGGGGATCGAGGCCCCGTTGATGGCCCGGTCCCGGCCTTTGAGCGCCGCGTCGATCTGCTGGCGCAGCTGCTGGCGCTCGTCGGCCAGCGGCTTGAGCGAGGCCAGCGCGGTCGTGATCTTGCGGTCAACGGCATCGAGGCGCTTGATCAGCGTGGTGAGTTCCGATCCGCCGGCGGCCGTCTTCGGTTCGGTTCGTGCGTGTGGGCCAGAGCCCTTGATTCCTCGTGGCATCACTCCACCTCCTGATCGAGCACCCGGTCCATCCCGATGAAAACGGTGCCGTCCTGTGCGCGGCGCGGGTCCCAGATGACCACGCAACTCGGAAACGGCGCATTGACGGTCGAGCCACCGAATCGCATCCGTCCCCGGATCAGCCGAATCTCTGCCGCCTTCATGACGTGAAGGTGCCACCATTTGGTGCAACTGCGGACCGGGATCAACGCCACGACCAGCGCACCGTTCTCGGATTCTTCATGCGCTTTGCGAATCCAGCGGCCAATGTTGTGGCTGTACGGCGGATTCATGAACACGGCCTCGCCGGCCCATGATTGCTTCAGGCCGTCATCTGCCTTGGTGAAGAAGCGATCCGTGACGGCGTTCTCTTCGGTCGCACACGGATCGAGCGAGAACGGCCCGAACTCTTCGACCAGCGCGTCAACGAACGCGCGCGGGGTGCTCCACTCTTCGGTATTGGAGCTGAACGCGGCTACGTGCTTCATCACTCCCCCTCCCCGTTCGCCCGTTGCTTCTGGCGTTCGATGAAGCGTTCCAGGTTGCCGATCTCGACGTCGAACGCATCGACGGTGGCGCTCAGCCCCTGCTCGTGGGCGTGCTTGCGTTTGAGCCGCAGGGCCGTCAGGCGGTCGTCCTGACTGGCGATGTTGGCGGCGAACAGCCGCTCGCGGGTTCGGGCCTTGCGTTCCGGGGTCAGTGTCATCCGTGTACCTCCCGTTCGAGTTCAATCAGACGGCGAATGGCGGAATAGCCGGGCCGGGTGCGGCCGAGTTCCCACGAGGAACAGGTCGTTTGCCCGATGCCGAGCCGGGCGGCGAATTGATCCTGCGACAGTCCGAGCGGATCCCGCAGCGACCGGATGCGCCGCCCGTCCCACGCCGCCGAGTGCGCGTAATGGGTGCGGGCCGGCCGGGTCCGGGGCGGTGGCGGGGTGTCCGTCCCCCGCAGTACCGCGATGGCCGCCCGCTGTTCGGCCAGCGCGTGCCGGGCACGCTCCACGTCGTCGTATCCCGCCGCCGGGTTCATCAGGTCTTCCCAGGTGCGGACCGCGCTCATCGGGTGGCCTCCGTTTCGACGGGGAGCAAGGCTTTCATCCGATACCAACGCGCCGCCATTTCAGGGCTGGAAAACACCGGCATGAAGTTCTCGAACATCACCCGAAAGTCATCAATCGGCACCGCCACATGCCCGTCCGGCACGCACAGCTTCTTTGCACGAGCGGCGACGGCTTCCCACGCCTGCCACTCTCCGGTGCCGTTCTTTAGCGCCACCAGATACGCGCCGCGCAACCGGGCAACGCCGTCTACGTCGGTCGGGTCAATCGGCATGGTCATCACGCCGCCTCCTTCCGCAGTGCCGGGCACACGTAGAACGGGATCGGGTTCGGGCCAACGCCGTCGACACGCCAGATGTGCGCGGGCAGCTTTCGGGGCTTGCCGCCGGGCGTGGACAGCACCCGGTACTCGCCGCTGCTCTGCCGCTGCACGATCCAGCCGACCATCGTGCCCGCGTGCTTGTCGGCCGCGTGGGTGAACGCGATGCGCACTTTCCGGGTCCGGTCGTGGAGCCTGGCGGCGGTCTCGACGTAGTCGGGCTGAACTACCAACGCGGACAGCGCCGTAAGGAGGGTGTCGTAGCGATACGGGCGGTCAGCCATCACTCACCACCTTCTTTGCTCAGCTTCCAAAGCCACTCACCAATCAGTCCGCGGTCAAACGCGATTGCCGCCAGTACGTGCCCGGCTTCTCGGAGATTGGCCATCGCCTCGGAGTTCTCTTCTGCTTCGTTGAACCCATCCTGAATGCTGTCCAATGCGGCAGTCAGGGCTTCATCCGAGAACAAGCTGGCGTTGACGACGTGCGATACGAATTCCCCGCCCATCACTTTTCCCCTTTCGGCGGCGTCACCACGAACCGTTCGCTCGTGACCTGCTCGATGCCGGGCACCGGGAGCGTGGCGTTCCTGGCGAAGTGAATAGCCGCCTTTTCGTCGACGACTTCCACGATCAGGCCGAGCGGTGCGCGGGAGCGGGCGTAGTCTTCCAGCGCGTCCCGGTCCGTGACCTTCCAGTCGGCCCGCTGTTCGATCCGGGCCTTGTACCCGGTGGCGGCGTCGGTCACGGACGCGGTGCCGTCTTTGCGAAGCCGCGCTTCGATGGCGGTGCGGATTTCGGCCACGATGGTCTGCTTGTGCTTGATCAGGGCGGTCTCATCGGCGATGTCGGCCTCCACCACGGCAAGCATCGAGAACAATTCCGGGAGTCCGATCCGTTCGGTGTCGAGCGTGACGGCTGTGGGGTTGGCTTTGAGCTCGAGATCGGTCATCAGTTATCCTCCACCACGGTCATGCCGGTGCGCTTGCGGATCAGGTTCTCGACCTGAATGCGCGGGATGTAATGGCGCGCCCATGTGCCGCCAGCCGACTTGAGTTCCCCATCCTTCAATGCCTTGTCGATGATGGCCAAGGGGAGCTTGTACTCATCCATAATTCGCTTCTTGGTCAGAAGTTCGAGGTGATTGCTCATGCGTTCGGTCCTTTCTTTGGTTAGAACGGCGGTGGGGTGGGATTCCAAAACAAGTGCACCTCCCACTGCCTCATAAACACTTCGATGCTGTTGCCGGTCCGGCTGTAATCGACGCCGTACCGTTCCCGGATCTCGTCGAAGAATTCGGGGCCGAGATTCCAGCGGGCGCATTCCTGGGCGTCGAAGGCCAGCAGCGCGAACGCCTGCTCGCGCTCATTCATGGCGCCGGTCATGCCGTTGCGCTTGGCGCGTCGTTCGAGGAACTGCGCCGTATCTCGCTCATTCGCGTGATCAAAGAGCCAGCGGGTTCGGGCGTCCCAGTAGTAGCGGTACTTGGCCCACTCGCGGGCCGCGTCGTAGCAGGGCTGGAAGGCGTCGTCGTAGAGCTCCCAGCGGCGATCGATGCTGAGGCTGCCGATCTGGGAGAAGCCGTGAGCGTGGCGTGCGCCGATTCCAGGAATGAGCTGTATGCCGTGTGCTTTGCGCTCATGAGCAACCATTTCTTCAACCGTTCTCCGTACTGCGGGTGTTCCGGGTGGTGTTCGAGCCAGGTCCACGCCGTGTGCAGCCACGGCTCAATCTGGTCGCGCTTCTCCACGATCGGGGTCAGGGCGATCCAGATTGGCCGGGCTTCCGCGTACCACTCGGGGGTGTCGCGATCGGGGCGGGCCGTCAACCGGTCGAGCATGGCGGCAATCGGATTGAGGTCCGGGTAGCCGGTCATGCCGACACCTGTTCGATCGGCGCATAGACGGCGTTCTCGATGGCCAGGCGCTCGTACCGCCCGTTGATCTCCCGGACTTCGCTCCACCCCTTGCCCCGCGCCTGCTTGGCGAGCGCCTCCATCTCAGGGGTGACGTGGATGGCCACGATCGTCCACTTCTCGCCATCCCTGTCTTCCAGGATCGATCGCATTTCTGCGATTTGCTTTTCAAGGTCATCGACCTCAGCCTGTGCCTCGTCTAGCCGATCGTTGGCGTAATCCAGGTCGCGTTTCAGTGCTTCGAGCGCCTTCTTGCTGACAGCGAGCGGTTCGCTCATGCGGCCCTCCGATCGACGAAGCCGCGTGAACTGACGACGATGGCCGGAAATCCGTGGGTCCGGGCCTCGTCGAGGATCTGGCGCGAGCTGCGGCTGAAGTGGATGTTGTCGTGGAAGACGGCGAACGAGACCTCCGCGCCAATGGAGCGGAACTGCCGGGCGTTGAAGATCAGGCGATCGTTCGTCACCCGACCAACCAGCATCGGCACGTTCATGGCCATCTCGATCGCGATGGCATCAATGCCGTCGTTCGATCCGGCTACCACCGCGGCGTTGAGCCGGTCGCCGTCGAAGGTCTGTTCGATGACTCCGGTGATCGCGGCGGTCCACCGTTCCCGATCAGGCGTCGATGCGCCGTTGAGCCGGTCGCCGGTGATGATCAATATCTTCATGCCGCGCTTTGGTTTGGTCACGATGTTCATGCGGCCTCCTTGAGGGTTGGCTTCAATCGGTCATAGGCGACGTTGATCGTCTGCATCCGGTGCGTGTCGCCGCCAGCGTCGGGGTGATAGAGCCGGGCCAGCGCCTTGTAGGCAGCGTGGACCACCGCCGGCGGTGCGTCGTCGGTCACGTAGAGCGTGCGCCGGTCACGGTTGCCCGGCTGGCTCCCGGTGTTCGTCTCACTGGGGCGCGATTCGCGCAGATTCGCGTAGATCGATCGCACCAGGTCAACGGCCAGCGGGGCGTATTCGCCCCAGACGATCCACGCCTTGATCTCCGGATTCCACGACCGCAGATGCGGCGGAATGGTCAGCTTGAGCTGACTGAGCAGCCCTTCGTGGTACGGGAAGCGCAGGACCACCGATCCGTCTACTTGCCATGCCGCAGACGCGCTCATGCACTTTCCTCCTCGGCCTCGAAGAACGAGGTCTGCGCGTCCTCCCCGTCCGGGAACGCCAGGTGAATGACATTCTTGAGCTGGCCTTCGAGCGTCTTGCGCACGAAGTTGGTGCGGCGCTTTTCGTCCCGTGACAGCAGGTAGCCGGATTCGTTCAGGCGTTGCAGCAGCGTCTTTTCGAGCAACGGGAACTGTTCGCCCGCCCGCTGCAACCGCTCCCGGATGTGCAGGTACGTGGCCGTGAAGTTCAGGTACACGCCGCCCGATGTGCAGACCCAGCCGATCTTGTTCCCCTGCGGCCGCCATTCCGGATCGCTCTGGCCGATCGCGATTTCGCGCCAGCCCCAGTTGCCCGGATTGTCCGGCCTTCGCCCGCCGGGACTGGTGAGATGGACCCGGCCGGCCAGCAACTCGGCTTCGAGGGTGATCAGGAACTGCCGGACCGGATCAACCGCGTCCTGGTGGCTGGCCTGCTCGACGATCAGGGTGCGCAGAATCTGTTCCGCTTCATCGCTGAGCGCATCGATCACGTTATCGGCGACGGCGCCAGTCTCACGGGCGTAGTCCGCAAACAGCGAGAACGCGGCGAACATCTGCGCGGCCGTCTGGGTCGTGCGATGGTGGGCGCTGCTGGCGCTCTGGAATTCCGCCCGGCAGAAGGTGAACCGGTCACGATACGTCGCCTGCACGGCTTCGTAGTTCGCGGCAATCCACCGGATGTAGGCGCTCAGGGCAGCCGCGTACAGGCCGCTCTTCGCGTCGCTCTGGGCCGTGGTCAGGTTCGCCCAGTTCATCGCGTGCTTGTTGATCTCCACGATCAGGAAGCGCGAATTCAGGCTCTGCCCGAGCGGCGCGTCTTCTCCGGTGATCAGCAGCAGCCCCCGCGGCGCGCGCTGGGATCGCAGTTGCGAATCGCGGGTCAGCCGGGCACGTCCTGATGTGTTGCCGGCCGCACGCCCGATCCGTTCCGCAATCGCATCGACCTTCGCGGCGACGTTGCGCTGGAAGTCATCGATCACCAGCACGGCATCCTTGGCCAGGTTCGCCTGGACTTCCAGCGCGTTCGCCGTACTGGTGAAGTTCGCCGGGAGGTTGTCACTGGTGAAGGCCGGGCCGAACGCCTGCTGCACCAGCGCGGCAAGTTGGCTCTTGCCGAGCCCGGTCGAACCTTTCAGGAAGATCGAGAAGTCGATCCGTCCCAGAATCGCCCGCAACGTGGCGCACCACAACGGGACCGTGATCGTGCGGTTGGCCACGTCGAGCGACGCCAGCCACGCCGCGGTAGCAGCCCGGAGGTCGTCGCCGGTCGGCGGGTCGGGGAACCGGTACTGGTCGAGCGGTGGCGAGAGATGGACGCCCACGTCGGCCCGCAGTCCATCGGCTGTGATCGCGCCGGTGGCGGTCAAATACCCCATCTCGCCGTCGTCAAGCTCACGCCACCCGGTGTGCCCGTAGATGGACTTCTTTTCCGGATCGCTGTTCAGCCGGATCGCGGCCGCTACGATGGCGTGCGCGTTCGGCCCCGGCATGACCACGGCTGATGCGCCGATGCGGTCGGTGTGCCACTCCATTGCCTCGAACTGCCGGGCCGGAATCGTGAAGGTGCGGCGAATCTCGCCGTGCCAGGCTTCCACCCGGAACTCGCGCCGGTCCTCGGTGCCGTCGTTGATTTCGATGTCTTCGAGAATCCGCCCGCCAAAGTTCGCCGCCTGGATGGTGATCAACTCAGGATCGTTCGAGCTGCGGGGCCGCTCGTAGAACACCCCTTCCTCGGTCACTGAATACTGATCCTTGCGGTCCTTGAACGAGACCGAGTGCCGGGCCGGTTCACCCAGCAGGAGATCGGCCTGTTGCGCCACCACCACCAGTTCGCGGCGGCAATCGTCGGACCCGTCGTAGAGCTTGCGTACCGCGTTCAGGAAGCGCTGGCGGCTCGTTTCCGACGCCAGGTCGAGCTTGTCGATATGGACGATCTGGCCGCCGCTCAGTTCGAGCTGCACCCGATGCTTGCGGCCCGGCGCCCGTTCGAGCCGGTAGGTGTGGCCGGACGCCGGGAAGAGGATAAAGCCCTCACCAAGCTCGAACTCAAGCGGAGCGCCGGACTCGGGAGCGCCAGCCCCGTGATCGTCAGAAGACACGGGCGCTGCCTCGTTTCGTCTCCACCCGCTCGCGATAGGAGTCGGGGTTGCGTCCCGCGCCAATGATGGCCGTCCGGACCGAGGCCACGAACGACTGGCAGCCAGCCCAGTGCTCGCAGAAGGTGAAGATACCGCCCCCGCGCCCGCAGCCCCAGCAGTACCACTTCTGGCCATCGGCCGAGACCTTGAAGCTGGGCGCGGAATCGTGATGATCGGGGAACGGGCAGCGACCCACGAAGTTGTTGCCGGTTTTGCGCAGATCGACCGCCGCCAGCATGGGCGCCAGATCGAGCATCGTAATGTCCTGTTTGATGCGATCGAGATCGTAGCGGGCCGCGCCGGGACGAAGGGCCGCCAGCGGGTCCGGAATCCGTTCCCGCATTCGCAGCTCGTTCACGATGGCGGTACGGCGAACGCCCAGAAATGCGCGGGTCGGTTCATCGGGTAACTCCGCCAGGTCCATGTCGATCCCCCAGAGCCAGCCCGCCAGGTGATCCTGCGAACGCCCACGCACGTAGCTTTTCAAGTCATCCTGTTGCTGCATGCCAGTCCTCAATTGTTGTCGGCACTTGTCGGCAACGAATCACCATGCCGACAACGAAAACTCCGCATCATATCGGGGGATATTGGGTCACTTGTCGGCATTGTCTGCTTTGTCGGCATGGAACTAGGTACGCACACACGGACTCGATCTTTTTTCGTCATCACGGATATGTGCGCGTTACGTATGCGAGCATCTACTTTTCTGCCGACAATGCCGACAATGCCGACAATTCGCTAAAACGTGCGGAGAAATCCGCAGGTTTTGTTGTCGCCTCCCTTGTCGGCATGAGACCTCATGCCGACAAGGGAGGCAGAA